ATGATAAAAAAAGAGGTGCAAGAAATGGCAGTTAAAAAAGATGAAACAACAGGTAAATGGATGTATTACGGTTCATATAAATTGAATGGAAAAGTAAAGCAATATAAGAAGCGTGGTTTTGAAAAAAAGAAGGACGCTATAAAAGCCGAGATTATTTTCAAAGAGAATCTAAAAGAACCAAATGCGACAATCACATTTAATCAACTATCTTATTCATATCAAGTATACAGTGAAAAGAGAATTAAGGAAAGTACATACTTAACACAAAGAGCAATCTTGAAAGTATGGGAAGATGAGCTAGGTGAATGTGAGGTTAAAAAGCTTACTGCAAGCAATATAGAAAAAGTTATTAATAAATTAATGCAGTCAATGTCATTTGATTCAGTACTTAATTATTATACAAAGTTCAGAGCCGTACTGAACTATGCAGTAAGACAAAGCTATATTCAAACGAATCCATGCAATAAGATTGATTTGAAAAAAGACCCCAACAAAAAGAAAAAAGACATGATGTATTGGACCGTTGAGCAGTTCAACAAGTTTATAGCGAATGAAGATAAACCAGTATATCATTTATTGTTTATGAATCAATTTTATATGGGCACGAGAATAGGCGAAACATTAGCTTTACAATGGAAAGATGTTGATTTAACTAATAATACCATCAACATACAAAAGACATGGGCAGACACGTTAAGAAAAGCGACTACACCAAAGACAAGCAATAGTTATAGATTAATCACTATGCCACAGTTTCTATCTGATGAATACAAAGCTTTTAAAGAGAATATGAACGCAAATGAGAATGATTATATATTCGGAATGACAATTCCTTTTTATCGTAGCTCAGTACGAAAAGAAATGAATGAGACTATCAAGAAAACGAATATCAAGCTACAACCAAATGAGCAGATACCTATTATAAGAATACACGATTTAAGGCACTCCTGCGCTTCTTATATGATTAATAATATGGTTACAAATGGAACGGTGAATTTCTCAGTATACGATATTGCAAAAAGATTAGGCGATAACCTCGATACAGTACTTTCAGTATACGCTCATTGGCTACCACAAGCAGATAAAGGTATTGTACAATTTATGGAGAAAGACAAATTTTAGCACTAAAAATTACCCTTGAAATATAGATATATGTGTTATAACCTTAGAGTTATTAATAATTATAAAGAAAGGGGGAGCCACATGACGAAGTATGAAATGTATGTATTAATTAATAGAATGTTAGAAGAATTAGAAGAAAAAGAAGTGGCAAGAGTTTATGAGTATACTCAACGGATTTGGATAAATTCCACAGATGAAAAGAGCGATTAATTTCGCTCTTTTTTATTGCAATGTAACCGAATCTATTGTTATAGGGTGTGAGTGCATTCTATCCCATCTAGCTCTCACTTCAAAGTTGTATGTAGTTCCGTTTGCTTCGGCTTGTCCTCTAATTGTAAAGATGTTCTCGGCTCTTCTATAATCCCATTCTTTATAATCTTGGAATGTACATTGCGCCTCTACATTTTCATTTACTGCATTTTCTACAGATTCATGAATACCTATTTTATCTGAATTTGTAATATATGCATTAGTAATCTTTTGATATACCTCACCTTTTTTATACAAAATGAAATCACCTTGATTAACAAGTTTTACCTTTCCTTTTTTAACGGTAGCAGTATAGCTATTTTCAAGATAATTTATAGTAAATACATCTTTTTTATAATCTGTAATATCAATAAATTTCTTAGGAACACCTAGCTTTTTCATTACCTTAACAAGAGCTTTCATGTCCTTCTTTTTAATTTTATATTCTTTAGTTGCTTCTGATGTAGTTAAATACTGAACTTCATTACTAAAAGCATATACATTTACAGGCATAGATAAGCCTAAACATAATACTAAAGCAACGGCGATTGAATATCGTCTTTTTTTATTAATTTTCATTGTCTAATTCCTTAATGATTCCATAAATGAAATCTAATAACCTTTCCTTCGTTTCTTCACTTGATTTTAGATAAGCCTTGATAAGTGGCTTTTGGTTTGGGTTTATTTGGTATTCATCAATTAATTCGTCAATAGTGTTATCCGGTATATCCAAAAACATATCTCCAATTCCTTCAGTAAGCCAAAAGTAATCAACATTATATTCTTTACAAATTAATTTGATTGTTTGGTCACTAGGATTATTAACACCTTTTTCGAGTGAATTAACACTGCTTCGAGTTATACCAATCTTCTTTCCGAATTTCTCCATGCTTAGGTTCAAGCTAGACCTAATCGCATTTATTCTTTCACCTATAGTCAAATGTTTTACCTCCTCTATATTCATAATATCACAAAGAATAAACTTGTAAATTAAAATGACAAAAAATACTTTACAATGTCATTCAAAAGTACTATAATGTACTTGTAAAGTACAAATGAGTACTACGGAGGACACAAGAAATGACAAACGAAGAAATTATCCAAAACACAAAGAAACAATTAGGCATGGGAGAGTTTGAACCTCTCCACACATTCCAAAAATGGAAAGAAATGGGATTCAAAGTTAAGAAAGGTGAGCATGCTACAGTTTGTACAAAACTTTGGAAACCTAAAGCAAAGAAATTCACAGATGAAAACGGAGAAGAAAAAGTTGAGAACAATTTCTTCTTAGCAAAAGCTTACTTGTTCAAATTGAATCAAGTTGAGCGAATCAATCAAAACGCAGAACCATTAATGAATTAGTCGAAATAAGCCGAAAGGCTTATCTGCTAGAGTTGACCTACTAGCACTGATGATGACAGGTCAAAAAGAAAGAGGGTGAAACAATACTAGACAAAAGAATTTTCGAAGCCTTAAGCGAACTACAAAAGAAAGGCTATGAGCTTTCAGACTTTTATCAAGGATATATCGCTTGTATCTTAGATGAATCGAAAAGAGGTGAGAAGCATGACTAGAACATATTTCGTAACCTTCGACGTAACTGCAAATGTTACGTTCGAAGTTGAAGCACATGATAGTGAAGAAGCAAAAGAAATTGCTAATCAACTGAATGTGAGAGATTTACAAGAAGTAAATCAAATTAACACTTGCGAATCTAGAATGGAGGTGAACGAATATGATAATTGAATATAAGGCACTTCTAAATAAAGACGATATAATCGCACTTTATGACTTAGATAGATACAAGCCACAAACGAAAAAAAACTACTGCTACAGTATTATGAAGGCAGTAAAAGAAGCTTACAAAAAAGAAACAGGAACTGAATGGGAAGATTCGTTTACACAAAGAAATATTCATCAAAAGGTGATTCCTACAGAAACATTCTTGAAGTGTGCTCCTGAGTTCAAAAAAAGCTTTAGGAGATAAAAATGGAAGATATAAGAATGAATGCAATACAGGAGGATGATATGGAGTTGAGCATTTATCCATTCAATCCAAAAAGAAAATATCTATCGAAAGAAGAAAAAGAGATACGCAGAGAAAAAAGGTATCAAAAAAGAATCACAAATTGCGTAAATGTAATTCTAATTACAACGATTGTGATTCTGTTAATTTCAATAGCTTGTTTAGGTAAGTCGTATGCAATGTTATTTCTATAAAAAAGAGGTGCGCACTCGACAAAGCACGCACACACAAGAAATGACGTTCTTAAATTAAGAACACATACATTATAGCAGATTAAAAGGAGAAACGGAAGATGGAAGAAAAGAAAAACATTTATGAGAAACTTTCATTAATTCAGAATGAAATGAAAGTCGGAAAAAACAATTACAACAAATTTGGGAAATATAACTATCGTTCTGCCGAAGATATTCTTGCAGAAGCTAAAAAGATTTGTTGCAAGCATAGAACAACATTAATTCTTACAGATGATATTAAAGTTGCAGAAGCTAGATATTACGTTGTAGCAAATGCAATATTAATGGATTGGGATTCTCATATAACGGTAGAGGTTACCGCAATGGCTAGAGAAGAAGAAAATAAAAAAGGAATGGACGCTTCACAAGTAACAGGTTCATGCAGTTCATATGCTAGGAAATACGCATTAAATGGTTTATTCAATCTAGATGATACAAAAGACGCAGATACAGATGAACAACATGAAGCAATTCAAAATGCACAAACAAAACAACAGAAAGCCGAAAACAATGACAAGTTGAATGAAATTCGCATGAGGTGTTTTAAAGCACAAAATGAATTGCAGAAGCTAGGAATTGATACACATTCAGAAGCGTTTTGTGAGCATTTAAAAGCAGAATATAAAATCAGTTCACAAGATATTCCTAATCTAAATGGAAACAGTCTAGTGGCATTAATTAAAGCATACGGAGCTATTTACAAAGAAAATGCGTAAGCATACGGAGGAAAGAAAAATGGAATTAGTAAACGTAACAAATGGACAAATTGAAATTCAACAGGAAGCACTAAATAAATTGAAATCATTCAATGAATATAAAAAGGAAATGGACAAATTAGAAAAGGATATTAAGAAAAATATCTTAGAAGCTATGGAAGAAAACGGAATCAAATCTTTTGAAAATGATGTTGTTAAAATCACATATACTGCACCATCTACAAGAACAACTATTGACACAAAGCTAGTGCAAGAGTTAGGTCTTATGCACCAATTAGCAAAGGAAACACAAGTTAAATCTAGTGTAAGGGTAACTTGGAAATAAAACGAGATAAGTCAATACTTCAAAGTGATATGTCTAAATGTTATGTATGTGGTTCAACTTTAGATTTGCACACGCACGAAATTTATTTCGGCGTTGCAAATAGAAAAAAATCAATCAAACATGGGTGTTATGTAAGATTATGCGCTAGACATCACAACATGAGCAGTGAAGGAGTACATTTCAACCACAAATTAGACATGAAGCTTAAAAAGGAATGCCAACAGGCGTTTGAAGAAGTACACACAAGAAAAGAGTTTATGAATATATTCCATAAGAACTATTTATAGGAGGTAAATATGCATTCATACAACGTGATTAGGAATCAAGAATCATATCCTAGAGAAGTCTATTATTCTCAAGCTAAAAGAATTGAAGAATTAGAGAATTACATCATGGATGAGAATTTCAATCCATATCAAGACTCTTGGACGGATGTTAATAGAATGAAAGAGCTAGGAATCACAGAAGAGCAAATGGAATTTTTCAGACTTCAAAAATTTGAAGAAATGGAGCAAATGAGATTTTGAAAACGAAATTGATAGGTAACTTCATCCGAAAATCAAGAAACGAAGATGGAAACCTAGAAATAACATTTGAATTGACTGAGCCAATGTACGAAGCATACGCTCAGAACCTAGTAAAAGGGGAATATAGCGTAGTTATAGATTCGGTAAGGTATTTACGCACAAATGAACAAAATCGTCTTATGTGGCATTTAATTAGTGAAATATGCAAAAACGACAATGCTATGTCAAATGATACATGGGACATGTATTGTGAATTTTTGAGAATGTCAAAAGCGTGGTATACATATGTTTCTGTTGTTAAAGAAGGCTATGACGAATTGTGTCGAGCGCATGGAGTTAGAGCAGTACAGGCGTTAGGTACAGAAATAAGAAATAACGGAAAAGAATTTGTGAATTGTAGAGTATTTCTAGGCTCATCACAAATGGATACGAAACAAATGGGAGTCTTAATTGATTGCATATTAGATTATGCAGAACAATTAGGAATCAGTACCCAATATTATTTAGATAAAGGAATCAAGGTGGAAGAAAATAAAATTTGTAATTAAAGGAAAACTAGATGGATTGAATGAATACGTTAATGCTTGCAGAACAAATCGTTACAAAGGAGCAGAAATGAAGAAAAAGAATGAGCGATTAGTTATGGCTTATATCTTACAGGCAGTAAACTTTGGTGAAATTTACGAAGTTAAGAACTACCAAATTAAATTAAATATTAATTGGTATGAGCCAAGTAACAAAAGAGATATAGACAATATCACATTCGCAACTAAATTCATTCAAGATTCATTAGTTAGAACAGGAATATTAGAAGATGATTCAAGAAAATACATTAATCAAGTGAATCATACAGTATTTACAGATAAAGAGAATCCAAGGATAGAGGTAGAAATTTTATGAGAGAGCAAGAAATGGCAGTAAATGTAGCAAAGCAAATTTACTTTGATGAATTTAATTCATTTTGTTTGATTGCAGAAACAAGCAAAGATAAAGCAAAACTAGATGATGTATTTGAAGAAATGTGTATTTGTCATAGTATTACCGAAATGTTTATTTACAGATTAACAGGATGTAATGGTTTAAATGAATATATAAGCTATACAAAAGATGGATTGAACAAAGAAAGATTGATAGCAATATATATGGCATTAGAAGAAGATGGGGGACATTTCAATGATGTGCAATTAAAATGCTATATCGAATACACGGATAAAATCATTGATGAAATCCTAAAGCAATTAGTAGTGCTTGGTGGAGGTGAGCAAAATAGCAGTAATTAGAGTTATTAAGAACAGAAACTATACAGTGATGAGCAATACACATTTAAAAGATAAACGCTTATCACTAAAAGCAATAGGCTTGTTAAGTGTTGTTCTTGGTTTACCGGAAGATTGGCATTATACAGTGAATGGATTAGTTGGAATTGTAAAAGATGGTAAAGATTCAGTTGAAAGTGCAATTAAGGAATTAAAAAAGAATGGATATTTAAGAGTAGAGAAGATATATCCGAACGCAAATAGCAATAGAATTCAATATCAATATACATTCTTTGAGAATCCTCAAGAGGTGGATTTTCAACCCCTTGAAAATCAAGGTATTGAAAAGCAAGGTGTTGAAACTCAAGTACTTGAAAACCCCTACACTTATAAAGATACTAATAAACAAAATACTAATAAATTAAATACTAATACACAAAGTAAACATAAATACGGAGAATATCAACACGTTCTTTTAACAGATAAAGAACACACGCACCTATTAGATTTATATGGTGATTCATTAGATGAGCATATAAAGATATTAGATGAGTATATTGAAACGAGTGGAAAGAAATACAAGAACCATTCACTAGTGATTCAGAAATGGGTACATGATGAATGGACTAAAAGAAATAAAGATAAGCCTATCACGCTTGATTCAAAGTTTTATGCAGAGAAAAGCACAAAAACGGATAAAGAAGTACAGGACGAATTTAATAGGCTTAGAGCACAATTATTTGGAGCATAGAAAGGGGGATTAAATGATTAATTGGATTTGTGGAGCTATATGTGGAAGTGGTGCAACACTTCTTCTATATAGCCTAATGGTAGGAAAAAGGATTCAAGAAGAACAAGACAAAGCGACTAAATGTATATTCAAGTATGAAGAATACAGGCGAAGAATCAGAACACTTGCAAATGAAAACAAAAGTCTAGTGTATCAAGTTAGAGAACTAGAGAAGAAGCTTGAATCAATTGACTATACAGGATTTGAGGAAATGAAATAAATGGATTACAAGAAAAAAGGAGAAACAAATGACAAGTAAAGATATTAAATTAATTAAAGAAATGTTACAAATGCAAGCCAAATTGGATGAAGCAATTATGAAAGAATATGGTTTAACTTGTATTGATGAAGAGAAGTTGAGATTCGCAATCATTGATGAAGTAGGCGAATTAACACACGAATTAAAAGGCAATTGGTGTTGGTGGAAAAAGACTCAAGTACCTGTTGATGATAATAAAGTTTTAGGCGAGTTAGTTGATATTTGGCATTTTGTGTTGAGTTGGCAGAATCATTTCAAAGACGGAGAAGAAGGAATAATAAATGCTCGTGCGGTCGTAAGAAATTCAAAAAGAATCTTAAATTTGCTAAAAACTAAAGAGTATAGATTATCAGAAGAGCTATCTGATTTAGTAGCATGGGAACTTTGTAAGTTGGAAAGATTAATTGCAATCACTGAATATATTGGATTCACAGTTCAACAAGTATATGAAGCTTATTGTGATAAGAACAAAGTGAATTATCAAAGACTAGAAAGTGGGTATTAAGATGTACAATCCAATCTATTTAAAAGCAATCCTTATTTACGTAAAGGACAAAGAAACAGGATATATTCACATTGTTGGAACTGACCAACATGACAGATTGTATCTTGATGATGATGGAAACATCCAATATATGAATTTGCAGAACGGTGGAACAACTGAAGGAGATTACGAATTTGTGTTAGATGAGCAAGGACGTAATCAAAACAATCTTACCTATACTAAGGAAGAACAAGAGAAATATGGATTAAGTAATATGGATGATTATTTTAATTCGTTAGATTTAGAAATGTATATGGATTTAGAAACAAAAAAGAGAATCCAAGAATTAACAGAAATCAATATGAGACTGGTTACAGAAAAGGAGAAATAAGTATGTGGATTAGAAGTCAGGACGATAGATTATTAATTGATGCGGATAAAATTTATGTCGGCGGTACGGATAAATGCCAAATATACAATATTGGAGAAAGTTTCAACTATTTTTTAGGCAATTATTCGAGCCTAGAAAAAGCTATGAGAGTGTTGGATGAAATTGAGAATCAATTGAATGAATTTGACTTAGAAGTGACAGTGGTATATCAAATGCCACAAGATGATGAGGTTGAAGTATGACAGAAAAAGATTTAGAAGAAATAAAACAAAAGTACGGATTCACATTGCGTCCAAGTGCATTTAATGGTAAGCCGATTAAGTATGTTTCAAGAAAAGAGTATGAAGAAAAAATAAATAAGGTTTGGAATCAAATATTTGAGGATGATTCAAAAAAAGAACAAGAAAAAATGGAAAAAGAGCTAAGAAAAAAGCAAAACGCAAGTTTGAGAAAGCTTAAAAGAATGGTGCAAATCAAAAAAGAAACCGATGAATTTGTTAAAAAGCTAAAGGAACAGGAGAGTGATTTTTAATGGAAGCGTTTGTTCAAATGCCACTAGAAACATATGATGTGTTGAAGTCTAATAACGAGTATTTAAAAAGAGAGCTAAAAGAAGAGCAAGAATCACATAGTGAAGATGTTGCACAAGCAAAAAAAGAAATAAATGATTTAGTTTAAAAAATAGAGAAGTATAAGCAATACATCTTAGAATGCAGATGTAGATGGATAGATGTTGATAATGATTCAATAGAGAAATTATTGAGTGATGATTCATGGAATTATGGAATGAATTGTAAAGATGAATTATTAAAACTAGGTTTCACAAAGCAAGAAATGGATGTATTTATACTCGATAGATATGAAGAATTAGTGAAAGAGAAAGAAGAAGATGAAGATGATTAATTTAAAAAACGGATATGGAATTACATCTGATGGAAAAAGCTATACGCTAATTCAATATGCAATTCAAACTAGCAAAAATGGTGATGAAAAGGAAATTCAGAAATCAATTTCCTTTCACTCTACATTAGAAGGAGCTTTACAAGGTTATTCAAACTGTAGAATGGCAGATTTAGTTAGTGACTATGATATGGATTTAAAATTCGTTAAAGAAGCTATAAATGAATTAAAAGAGGAGATAAAAGCGTATGAATAAATTTCAAAAAGCATTAAATGCAATCAGTGATACTCTTACTTATTATATGGTACGTAAAGATTTGGCTTCATTGCCTAGTGACAATGAAATATATGATTCAATGGATACACTTAGAGAAATTGTTAATAAAGAAACACCAAAGAAACCAATAGATATTGAGTTTGGCCCATGTGGTGATTTGATGTTATGTTGTCCAACTTGCAAAAATGGGGTTGTGCCTATTCCAACATATCATGGAAACAAATACTATCCTCGTTGTCCATTCTGTGGGCAGTCATTAAAAGGAGATAATGAAAATGATTAATAAAGAATTGAAAAAAAACTTAGAAAAGGAAAGGAAAAAGCAAAGAGAAGATGCTATAAAAATAAATACTTTTATCAGATTAGATAAAAGCAGTGCTTCTGAAATCGATAAACAAATTGAGCAAATTTATTTATCTTTGCAAAAGAATATTAAATTTGTCTGTACCAATAAAGACTTGATGAACAGTATGCTAGATGAATTAGACTACATTGTTTACGCATCGAAACTATATGGTGGAAAGCATGTTATGGAAGAATTGGATAATCGTTACAAAAATAAATTAATGAGTTAAAAGGAGAATGAAAATGATTAATGTAGCAGTAATAGCAGGACACTTAACTAAAGATATTGAGTTGTCTAAAACACAAAATGGAAATAGTGTAGCAAAATTTACGGTAGCAGTAAACGGATACAATAACACTACAGATTTTATTAATTGTGTAGCATGGAATAAATTAGCGGATATTGTAAATATGTATTGCAAGAAAGGTGATTTAGTTACAATCGAAGGAAGAATCAGTGTTAGAAATTATGAGAATCAACAAGGACAAAGAATTTATATCACTGAGGTAGTAGCTAGTAACGTGCAATTACCGCCTAAAAACGTTTCTAATGGGCAGTATTACAATTCTAATGTAAATACATATCAACAACCGAATCAAACATATAACAACGCTTACGGCACGCAAAACACGTATGTGCAACCAAGTTTGACACAACAAATTGCACAACAAGAATATACTGAAAGCGGATTAAATATTGCTTCAGATGATTTACCGTTCTAGAGGGGGAATATTAATAGAAATGAATTATGAAGAAAGGATTAAAGAGTTAATTTCTAAAAACAATAGACTAGGAAGGAAGAATATTGAATTGGAGCAGACTTTAAAAGAAAGAAATGCAACAATTCATAATCAAGCACAAGAGATTAATAGATTAAAAAATAAAGTTGGCGAATTAGAAAATAGATTAATGAGGATGTATACGTCATGAGTACATATGAAGAAGTTAAAAAACATTTTCTATGCGAATGTCAATCTTATACATACTATGAGCAAAAGATAGCAGAGCTACAAAGGGATGAAGCTATTTATCCGTTAAAAGCCGAGCTATTCTTAGCTCATGCAGATTACGCAAGAAGAATGAACTATGTAAAAGACAAATTAAGCCAACTTGATGATACAACTCGAGCCATGATTGAGTATAGATATATAAAGGGATTCAGTGCAGAAAAGACATCTAATATTGTAGGTTATGCACGAGAAGAAATTCCAAGAAAAATAAATAAGAACTTGAAGAAAGTGCTCACAATGTGAGCATTTTTTCATGTAATAATTGTTTTAGCAGGATAGAGCAGTAGTAGCTCACTAGTCTTATTAGCTAGAGGTCGAATGGTGCAAATCCTTCTCCTGCAACCATGATTACAAAGCCTATCAGTAAGTCCTTCCAAAATTATATATTAAATACCAACAATGGCATACAATTAGGCTTTTATATTACCGAGCGTTTGTCTCGGTTCTTTTAATAATAAGGAGGGGAATATGGGTTCAAAAGAATTTCAAGAATTAGCAATGAATGCAGTATTTCAAGTAAACCCAAATATTGCAATCAGTGAAATGTTCGTTGTATGGATGGTTAAAGTGCTTCAAAACAATAAAGCATTAATTAGTGCTCAAAGCACAGATAACTATTATGAAGTAACGTATAACGGAGATAAAAAGGAATTATACGTTGATGAATACATAAAGAATACAAATACTTGTCTAAATGTAGATGGTACTCTATGAGTTTAAAAGGAGGGAGAATAATGAACATTGTTGAAAAAAGATTAAATGAGCTAAAGCCTTATGAGAATAACCCTAGAATCAATGATGGAGCAGTGAAATTTGTTAAAAATTCTATTGAGAAATTCGGTTTCAAAGTCCCTATTGTTATTGATAAAAATGGAGTGATTGTTGCAGGTCATACACGATATAAAGCTAGTCAAGAATTAGGCTTAGAAACTGTTCCTTGCGTGGTTGCAGATGATTTAACAGATGAGCAAGTAAAAGCGTTTAGAATTGCGGATAATAAAACGGCAGAAAAAGCTTCATGGGATTTAGACGCATTAAAAACAGAAATGGAAGAGCTTGAAGAAATTGACGGAATCGATATGAGAGATTTTGGATTCGGCGATTTTGAAATTAGTGCATTAACTGAAGATATGGAAGCAGAAGGATATGACAACGAGCTTATGGACGCATTTAGCGAACATTCAGAAGATATGTTAAAAAAGCAACGTGTAATCATTACATATGAAACAGAGGAAGAGCAACTATATTTAGAAAAGCTTTTACAGGTAACTGAATTGAAAGTATGTTACGACATCAAGGAATTAATGCATGAATAACATCTATTATGCAATAGCAAGTTACCATAGACCAAAATGTAAAACATATCACGCATTAAAAGAATGTGGGATTGAAGATGAAAGAATTGTTATTAGCTTAAATGATTCAAATGATTTCAAAACTTATGTTGAAGTATTAGGGAGTCAAGCTCAAATCATTACTAGGCGTGGAAATAACGTAGCTTCGAATAGAAATAACATTCTAAATTATTTTGAAAATGGGGCAAAAATCATCTTACTAGATGATGACATCAGAGATTTTAGGAAATGGGAAGAAAAGCAAGGAAATAAATGTGGAGCGCAGAAAAAAATCACTGAATTGGATAAGACATTTAATGGGGTATTCTCATTTATGCAAAAGAACAATATTCACTTCATGGGATGTCAAAACACAACCAATAATATGAACATAGCTAGCTATGTTAGGAAAGGTGATACATATTCATTCAATACACTCGTACAAGGTGGATTGTGTTTTGTTATTAAAAGTGAAGAAATCAAATTTGATGAGAAATGGGATATGCTAGAGGATTATGAATTGAATCTAAGAATGATTAGACAAGGATATATCATAGCTAGAATAAATAACATTGTGCCGAATAAATCTTACATGGGAAAGGAAAAAGGCGGAATGTATGACAGATACCAAAGAGGAGAACAAGAACTATGGCTTAGACGCCTAGTAAAGAAATATCCGGATATGGTAACAAAAAAAGATAGAACAGTATTGTTGAAAAGGGAATGGAGGATATAAGGTGAATAAAATCAGTGAGACATATCAATCACCAAGATGGACAGGAGAAATCGCAGATTGCTCATTACCGGTGACATTTGATACATATTCCAATTGTTCATTTGGGTGCGTTTATTGTTTTAGCCAATATCAAAGAGGTATTGGTGCAAGTAAAGAAGCATATCTTAATAAAGATGTGAAATGTATCAATGTTGAGAATTGTAAAAGGATTTTCAGTGGAGAAGATACAAAATCACAATTCTATAAATACATTAAAGACAGACGTCCTATTCAATATGGTGGTTTATCAGACCAATTCGACGGATATGAAAAGAAATATGGTAAAACCTATGAAATGCTCAAGTATATGAAATCTATTAACTATCCTATCTGTTTTAGTACGAAATCGGCATGGGTATTTAATGACCCTAAATATCAAGAGTTATTCAAAGGCGCAGACAATTGGAATGTTAAGTTTAGTATCATCACACTAGATGAAGAGGACGCAAGAAAAATCGAAGTAGGTGTACCAAGTCCAAGAAAAAGACTTGAAGCAATGAAAAAATATACTGAATTATCAAAAGGTGGTGCAACTTTAAGATTGCGTCCGTTTATTGTAGGTGTATCAGATAAAACCTATCTAGATTTAATTAGAGAAGCCAAAAAGGCAGGAGCAACGGCAGTTACCACGGAGTTCTTTTGCTTAGAAATGCGTTCTATTAAGCAAGCTAAGGAGCATTATGATGTGATTAGTGAATGTGCAGGATTTGATATTGTAGATTTCTATAGAAAACATTCAAATGGAAGTGGATATTTAAGACTTAACAGAAAAGTAAAGGCTAAATACATTCAAAAGATGAAAGAGCTATGTGATGAATTAGGTATGCGATTCTATGTATCCGACGCACACTTTAAAGAATGCTCAAATAATTGTTGTTGTTGCGCATTAGACAAGAATTGGGATTACTCAAGAGGAAATTTTAGTGGCGCTTTACAAATTGCAAAGAAACATGGAAGAGTACATTGGAAAGATATTGAAAAGGATATGTACTTCTTAGACTTTGAGCGTAACAAAGCGATTGGATTCAATACAAATTCATCAGAAAGTAGAGCAAAATATGCAGGAATGACAATGAAAGATTATCTGCATTATTTATGGAATTCACCAAAAGCAGGACAATCACCTTACAAGATTTTTGAAAAGGTTCTAAAGCCTGTAGGATTTGATGAAAATAATGACATCATTTATGAATACGATAATTCAGTAACATTCTTAAAAAGAACAGAGGAGATTACAGAACTTGAAACAGAAGAAGCAAGACATGTCTAGAGAAGAACATTTACGCCAAATGAAAAGCGTTGAAGAAGAATTAGAAAACACGACATCAGAATATAGAAAAAGAGATTTAAGAAAAAGATTACAAAGGCTTAAAAAGCAATTGAATCAATATGATTGTTATAGGGGGTATTAAAATAGCAGAGAAACACGCAGGAGGACGCCCAAGAATAAAGATTGATTATGAAGCAGTTGAAAAGCTTGCTTCTATTGGATGTACTCAAGAAGAAATTGCAGATTTTCTAGGATGTTCAGTAAGAACATTATTAAGAAATAAAAAGTTTTGTCAGACATATAAAAGAGGTATAAGCCACTCAAAAAGAAGTTTAAGACGTATGCAATTTGACAAAGCGTCAAAAGGAAATACGACCATGCTTATTTGGTTAGGTAAACAAATGCTTGGACAGACTGAAAAGGTTGAACAGACAATGACACATGAAATTGAGGACTTAACGCCTTTGGCAGATTTATTAAAATGATGACTAGAACGATTCCTTGGGGGAAATTTTCAGATAAACATAAGAATTATATTAAGACCGCCCTAAATTACAAACAAAGTGTAGCAGAAGGAGCGGTACGAAGTGGTAAAACGATTGACCACTGCATAATCTTTTCAATGTATTTAGAAACATGTGAAGATAAAATACATTTAGCGAGTGGGTCAAGCTTACCGAATGCAAAATTAAATATAGGTGACTGCAATGGTTTCGGCTTAGAGCATATCTTTCGTGGGCGTTGTCGTTGGGGTAAATACAAATCAAACGAAGCATTATTTGTCCAAACAAAGACAGGCGAAAAGATAGTGATATTTACAGGTGGTGGAAAGTCCGATTCATATAAGAGTATATTAGGTAACTCATATGGTGGATGGATAGCGACCGAAATAAATGAGCATTACGATTGTGATGATTCTAGAACAAGCTTTATCAAGGTAGCAATGGCAAGACAGATTGCAAGCGTACACCCATTTACATTATGGGATTTAAACCCATCAAACCCAAATGCAGACATCTATAAGAATTACATAGATAAATTTATGGGATTAGATTGGTACAGATATGAGCACTTCAACATTTTTGACAACGCTACAATGAGCCAAGAAAGAATCAAAGAAATCAAAAACAAATATGACATGAATTCAGTATGGTACAAGAGAGATATTCTAGGGGAAAGAATGGTTGCCGAAGGTCTAGTCTTTCCTTATTTTGCAAATGACTGCAAACCTTACCTATTCAAATATCAGAGTCTAAAAGAAAAGATGAAGGAAGAAGGAAAAAGGTTCAGTCATTTAATCATAGGCGTTGACTTTGGAGACAATGGCTCTAAATACTCATGGCATTTAACAGGGTTTACAAATGATTGGGATTATATGTGGGCACTTGATGAAGGAGACATGGCAAAGTCAAATGCAATAGACGCAACAAAGTTCTGTAAAGCATTTGTAAGATTCTATAAGCGTTGTGTTGAATGTTATGGATATGTAGAATGGATATTTCCGGACAGTGCTTCTAATACGTTGATAAACACGCTTAGAGCTTATTTTTACGCCGAAGGATTAGACGGAAGTATAATTGCACCGGTTAAGAAGAATGAGCTTACAGACCGTCCTATAACGGTTGATAGCTTACTTGTTACAGGAAGGTTAAAGATAGAAGAACATTGTAAGAATTTAATAAACGCATTGAGCGAACTAGTATGGGATGAAAAGAAAGACATCCCAAAGGATGAGAACGTAAACAATATCAATGATGATTGGGATTCGTTCTGCTATACATTTATCACACATAGTGGATATATAGATTTAAGGAGGTAAGAAATAGAAACATCTAACACACGTAGACCGTGGTTTCAAAACTACCTTAACGATAGAGGGTATTATGTAGATACAAACGCAATTGAGATTATTGAGTTGTGTAATAAGTGGTATACAAATACCGAAACAGAATTTCATACGGCATACACATTAAATAACGAGGAATACACGCTTGATAAGACAGACTTTGCAAAGCGTTTGTGCGAGGATGACGCAAATCTTATTGAAATCCTAGATATAAACGCAACAGAGGACAGTACAACAAATGATATTATTTCAGACATTCTAACAAAGAATAGATTTGATGTTATGTACAGAAAACAAGTTGAGCAAATGTCTGCGAACGGAACTGTAGGAGCTTATGTAACGGTATCAAATGCCGAGATTTACGAAGATGGTACATTCAGTGGAGGAGAAATCAGAATCAACTATTGTGATTCAATGAATATCCTTCCATTGACTGTTATTAATGATGAAATTGTGGAAGTTGCTTTCGTTGGAGTAAATTATGAGAAGTTAAAAAAAGTATATGTGATGGTCATGTTCTTAAAAGGACAAGACGAAAGATATATTGCAGAAACACATTACTTCAAAGATACAGGCGAAGAAATAAAAGACCGTGCTCAGATTGTTCAACTAGATGTTGTTAAGCCGTTTGCAATTATGCGAAACGCAAAGGTAAACAACTTACAAATGCAAGGTTACGGATTGCCAAAGATTTGGAGTGCAATTGCTCCACTAAAAACAATTGATTTAACAATGACAATGTGGAATCGTGATTTGTTGAAGTCCGATAAAATCGTTCTTGTGAATGAAGCGTTAATGCAGAAAGACAAGGATGGAAATATTAAACTGAATCCACAAATGAAAAAGATATTTGTTCAGTTAGGTAGAGACAAGTTACCGGAAGAAAAAGCCTTATGGCAGGAATATAATCCAACGGTAAGGACGGCGGAAGTTGTTCAATCGCTAGAAACTGCATTAAGTATATTATCAATGATGTTTGGATTCGGCACAAAGAAATACACATTTGAAAGCGGAAGAATCGTGACGGCAACAGAATATATCGGTGAGAATCAAGACGCAATGAAAGAAGTTAACTCACAACGTAAAGAATCTACTGCATATATTCAAGATATTATTCAAGCAATAGCATATTTCTACGAATTAACGCAAGGTAGAAAGCTTAATATCAATTCATTAGACATTGCAATTGATTATGACGATACATATATCGAGGATAAACAAAGCACGGCACAAGCCTTAAGAAATGACGCACTAACATTTGATATTCCAAGATTAAAGATTATGTATTTTATGAAGCAATATGGCTTCACTGAAGAAGAAGCAACGGAGTTATTAAATGAAGAAATTCAAGATGATGGAGAGGAGGATGAAGAAGAATAGCAACTACATATTTTCCATTCGTATCAAGAAATGGCGATAGATTAGTATTATATGACGCTTTCAGACGTTTATTCTCAAGTTACTTTACAAATGGCGTATTCGTAGATGATTCTAGCTCAGACCATTTAAGAGTCGAGAAAGCTCAAGGCTTAACGCTTACAGTTAAGGCAGGACGAGCAAACATTAATGGAGCATTCTATTGGCAAAGGGATGACGAAACCATCACACTAGAAAAGAATAGTGCTACTAAAAGCTACAATATTATTCTTAGATTGAATGATAATGACGCATACAGAAACATAACAGTAGTGGCAAGTGATATTAATAATGGAATCACAAGAAGTGATTCTATTTACGATTTAGTATTAGCTACGGTTACAGTTGAAGGAAGCGCAAGTGAAATCAAAGGCTCAAATATTACTGATACAAGGCTAGATTCCACACGTTGTGGAGCAGTTACAAACGCTATCAAGAGTGTTGAAACATTAGACTTATTCACGCAAATGACTGAGCTATTTAAAGAAATAAAAGAACAGAATAAATTTGAAATGAAAGCAAACGAGAATGAATTTAATGAATGGTTTGCAAGTGTAAAAGATACATTGGATTCAAATACGGCAGGTAAGTTGATGAATCGAATCGCAAATGTTGAGCAAATGCTTATGAGCAACCATTTCACTACGATTCTTTTATCTGATGACGGAACACTTGTAGACGAGAACGGACAAGAGATTCTAGCCGATTGGTCTTACGAAGTCGCAAGTGGAGAAGTCGGCACGGATTGGAAATATAAAGTCAAGGAGGAATAATATGGCAGGGAAGCAAGTTACAGAGCTAGACGCATTGCCTAGCTTTACCGATACCAGTTTATTGCCTGTTCACAATGGAGCAGGATTAAAAAAAGGTACATTGTCGCAATTGACAGATTACATAGCAGAGAGATTCAGTAATCCAAATCTATTGCTTAACTCTAATTTTAGGGTTGACCAAAGAGGATATGGAACGTATTCAAACAACACTACAAAGCCAACATATACACTAGACAGATGGATGAGTATTAATGCTAAAGTCGTATACAATATTGATGGAACTGTAACTATCACATCAATAGCAACCACTGACACAAGTGCTTGGTTTAAACAAATATTAGAGCGCACAATCAATGATATGTGTACATTATCATGCAACATTACGGCAGTGACAGGAAACGCATATTTATACAATCAAACAAATGGAAAAAAGATTGTAAAAGGTTTAAATACCGTAACTTTATCTTCATTAAAAGAAGCAAGTATCGAATTGAAGCAAGGCGCATCAATCACGATTGAATGGATTAAATTAGAGAAAGGAAGCAAAGCAACAACTTATGTCGCACCAATCTACGCAGAAGAATTAAAAAAATGTGAGTATTATTATACGAAAATAGAATTAAAGGATTCTAGCTTGATAGTTGTGGGAATGAATGACGCTTATATTTATGTTCCCCATATTGAAATGAGAACAAAGCCAACATTAAGTCTGAACAAATCATCCATAAAGTTTTGGAGCTTTACAGAATCTAACGCAAGCAATGCAAAAACAGTAAGTATAACTATTAATGGTATAAAACAAGCACAAGGATATGATGATGTAATATCCTTAAGAGGTTCTTTTGGCTCCCAACCTGTACAATTTGGACGAATCATATCAAGCGATAGTGATTTTACAGTCGTTAAACTCGATGCAGAAATCTATTAAGGAGTGAAACTATGTATAAAGTATATATTGAATTAAATTCGGATAATGACATTACATCTATTAACTCAGAGCTTTTCTTATCTCAAGAAGAAAAAGCGAATATGAATTTGATTGATGAGGGTGAAGGTGATAAATATGTACACGCTCAAGGTCAGTATTTAGAAAAGGGATTAATTGATGAGCATGGAAGATACAATTATAAATTCGCAGAAGGGAAGCTTGTAGAAATTTCAGAGGATGAGAAACCGGAAATTTCAAAACCAAAAGCAGTACCAACTGAGCAAGATAGAATCAATGCACAATTGATGCTACAGATTGCTCAATTAAAAGCACAAATGAATGGGGTGAAGTAGTATGAGTTACGAATTAATCAAATCATATTATGAGTTAGGCTTATTCACAAAGAGCGATTTGGAAATGTTTGCTTCTATCGGATGGATTACAGAAACTCAGAGAAAAGAATTAATTAAATAGGCTTTAAAAGCGTTTTAAAGGGCATTTAAGCCCTTTTTCTATAGGGGGTATATAAATGTTAAGCGAAGAAGAACAAAGGGAACAAGAACGTAAAAAAAGGCAAGAAGAAAGGAAACAAGAACGCCTACAAAAGCAGATTGAAAAAAGAAGAAAGCTTGAAGAAAGAGAAAGAAAAAGCGTAAAGCGTGCTAGTGTATTTGAATTGGGAATGATGATATTCGTGTCTAATAAAATTCGTGAAGTTTTGGAAAAAAGCACCGAAGAAGATGCGAAATTTAATGAGATATTGGCAAAATCACTAGTAGATTTGCGTAAATTTACGAAAAAAGAATCAAAAAGCCTAAAAAAAGATGTAATTAAGGAATCAAAAAAGGATTTAGAAGAAAATAAGCAAGGAACACTTGATTTAATTAAAGAAGCAAGTGGGAAACCTATTAAAAAGAAGCTCAAGATAGATTTATATATCAGTCCACAAAATGATACTTCAAAGCGTTGGAAGAAATATATCAAATCAAACGCAAACACGTATGCAATCGGTAAAGATAAACTACCTGTATTCTTTACAAAGATAGTTCAAGAAGAAGTTAAGAATGTGGTAGGTGGTAAATGTTCAATTGATGATTCTTGTAGAAAAGCTATCTCTAAATTAGCAAATAGTGGCGTAAAAATCGTTGAATATGATACAGGAGTTAAAAGAAATGTGGATGTATGGGTGAGACAACAAATGCAGTATGCAGAAAAAGAATCATCACAAGAAATTAACAATAAATGTGCTAAAG